TAATCCTTTTAATGCTACAAAGGAAATCTATACTCGTTTTCCTGCTACTATGCGAAATCTTGATATCATTAATGATATTGTTCGTAGATATATTTCAGAATACACTAAAGAACAACATGAATTCTTAGTTACTGCTAATAATCCCGACATCATTATGGCACGTGATAATGCCATTAAGAATGATATTACTAAACGAGCGCTTCTAGCATTTCAAGAAGAATTTCAAAGACGAGTTCAAGAAGCTAATGCTCAAAATGAAGAACTTGCTGCTCAAGGTCAACCTACTCAACAAATTAATCCTCAAGAACTTGCTGCTGATGCTGAGCAATTCGAAAAAGAATTCATTGAGAATTATATTGATGAGATTAGTGTTCAAGCTCAACAACTTATTGATGTAATTGATGATACTACTAATACAGATGTTCAAGCTCCTATTGCTTATTTCAACTTTATAACAACGGGAGAATGTTATAGTTATCATACTGTTAAAGGAAAGAAAGTAATTAAGGAAACAGTTCCTACTACTGAAATGTTTCCTGTTCCTAATGGAGCTATCTTTGTATCAGGTTATGACATGGTTGCTAGAAGATTGCAAATGTCTTATTCTCAAGTAATAGATCAATTCAAAGATGATCTTACTGAAACAGAACTTGAATTCATTACTAATTATTATAATCCTGTTAATGGCACTGGTGTTCCTAGCAAAACTTTTAATCTTAACTCTTATACTTATTTCTTTCCCGAAAAGTGTAAAGAACTAGATGAAGAAGATAGAGCTTTATTTGCTGCTGGTAATGTTGATGTTCGTGAACAGAATGGTGATCTTTTAGAAGTTTGGCATGCTTGTTGGGTAGGCTATGCAGAAGTTAAAGTTCTTCATTATATTAATGAGATTGGATTTGAAGATCAAATGATTGTTCCCGATGACTTTGAATTCAATGCTGAACTTGGACATCTTAATATCGAAACTATCTATAAAAAACAAATCTATGAAGGTTATCGAATTGGAATGAAACAATATGGTATTTATCCCGGTGGTGCTAAACCTGTTGTATTCCAAAACGATGACGATCCTAAACTTCCTTATACTGGTCTTGTTGAACCAATTCCTATGATGGGTAAGTTTAGTGTTGTTGAAATACTTACTCCTTTCCAAATTCTTATTAACATCTTCTCTTATCATAGAGAGATGATGATTGCTAAGAATAAGATGTTTGCTCTTCTTATTGGTAAGTCTCTTCTTGGTGCTGGTGAAGAAACTGATAGAATTATTTATAATCTTGCTGCCGAAGGTATTCTTGCTTACGACGATAGTGAAGATATGAATAGTTTGAAAGCTCAGCAGATTCGTATGCTTGATGCAAACATTAGTGGCTATATAACTGAAATGACTAATCTTATTGAATCTATTAAGAATAGTGCTCGTGAGATGGTTGATATGACTCCTCAACGTTATGGACAAATTGCTACTAGTGCTGGTAAGTCTACAACAGAAGAAGCTATTTCTCGTGGTTCTATGGGAACAGTTATTATTAACTATATGTTTGATAAGTTCCGTGAAGACGAATACGATATTGATCTAAACAATTCTAAGTACGCTTGGATTGATGGTTTAGATACTGCTTACTTCGATAAGTCTCGTAATCGTAAATACATCTCTCTTAATGTTAATGCTCATTCTTATGGTCAGTATCTTATTAAAGCTAAGAATTCTGATAAAGAAACTGAGAACTACGAGCAATTAAAGAACTGGGCTTTTAGTGCTGCTCAGAATGGAGACTTAGATATGGCTCTTGCTGCTATTACTTCTGGTAATGTTCCTGCTCTTAAGATAGCTGTTGAACGATATCAAGAACTTCGTCAAAAGAACGAAGAATCTCTTCGTCAATTAGATCAACAACTAGAAGAACAGAAACATAGAGAAGCTCTTGAACTTATTGCTGCTAAGGGAGAACAAGATAGACTTACTGAGGAAGTCAAACAATATTTTGCTCTTCAAGCTAAAGGTATGGATGTTGAAGCAGCTATGGCTAGTATTGGTAATTCAAGTCAATCTGGAACTTCTCCCGTAGAGAAACAGAGAGAGTTATCTCTTAAAGAACAAGAACTTGCCGAATCTCGCAGAGCTAAGAATCTTGATTTTATTGATCATGCTCTTGATAGACAGAATGATCTAGCTATTGCTAAAGAGAATAAGAATAGATATGATAGACCTAAGTCTAGCTCTTCAAGTAAGAAGTAGTTGTGCTGTTTAAATTGGTATTTGTTTTGTTAGTTAAGTTCATCTCTATGAGAAAGCGTTACCCTCGATATTCGATTATCGGGGGTATTTTTATGAGTACAACATGCACGTAGACAGTACTCAGAGCTTCACAGTTGAATTTTATATACCTAGATGAACAACTATATTATTTAGTGTTAACGTGTCACTACGAGGCTTAGAATGGCTCATTTTAAGGACGTGTGCAGCGTTCAAATCGGCTAGTAATACTAGTGACTCTATTACTCTTAATCTCGTAAATCTCGCCATCTGTTACTGTTGTACGAGGTATTTAAGCTATTGAAACTTGAATGTTTAAACCTAATGGAATATATTTGTGACAAAGTAATATTAACCAAAAACATATTTATATGGGAGTTATTAATGAAGAACTTGATTTAAGTATTGACAGTATTGATAATGGTACTGCTGATACTACTGTTGATAATGGTTCTGATACTACTACTATTACTAATCCTCCTGCTCCGGAAGACAAAGGTAGTAACGAAGGAAACAATCAGCAAAGTTCCTCTACGGGGGAAGATACAACTACTCAAACAGATAACAATACTGCTAATAATAATCAAGATGTAACAGTAGCCGAAGGCGATCAAGTTACTATTGACGATATTCCTTGTACTATTGATGCACAAGGTAATGCAGTAGATGCTAACGGTACTATCATTAAAACATCAGAAGAACTTCAAGCACTTATTGCTGCTAATGCAACAGAAGAACCTTCTGTTCTTAATGTTTTGCAAGAACGTTTCGGTACTGATTTCAAAGATGAAAACGGTAATCAAATTGTATTTGAAGATTCTGTTGAAGGTATTAATAGTTATATTGATACTGTGCTTCAAGCTCGTATGCAAGAACGTGAAGAAGCTGCTGTTAACAATCTGTTTAAACAATATCCTGTTCTTGAGCAGGCTTATTCTCATTTGAAACTCAATGGTTCTATTGAAGGATTTAATGAAATTCCAGATAGATCAGATGTTGTTATTGACAAAGATAACGAAGAACAACAGATTGCTGTTATCAAAGAAGAATGGGCACTTGAAGGAAAGAAAGGAAACGTTAATTCTTATATTGACTATCTGAAAGCTTCCGGTATTCTTTATGATACTGCTGTTGAATCAAATAAAACTGTTGCTGAGATTTACAATGATCGTCGTGCTGAACAAACTGCTAAACGCGAAGCTGCCGAAGCAGAAGAAAAAGCTGCAATTGATGCTTATTGGAAATCTGTAGATGAAACTATTGCTAAAGGTGAAATTCTAGGTTATAAGATTCCCGAAACTATTCAACGTACTTTTGATGGTAAGACTACTGTTGCTACTCGTGCAGATTTCCAAAAGTATCTTACTAAAGTTGTTGATAATGAAGGAAACACTGCTTATATGCTAGATGAAGCTAAAGTAGATAGTAATTCTCGTATGCAGGATGATTTACTTAGAGCGTATCTTAGATTTACTGGTGGTAACTATTCTAGTCTTGTTAATATGGCTGTTAATAAAGAAAAGGTTATTAAACTTAGAACTCAAGCCCAACAAGCTGCTACTCGCAAGACGTTAGTTCTGAATAGTAGAAATAAAAGTAATAAACACGTTGACAATAATGATTTAGTATTGTCTTAACGAGTTAACTAACTAAATTAAATTGATATGTATAAACTAAGAGAAGTCGAAAGAGGTAGATATGATGATAAAGGTTACTCTAATGAGCAATCTCTTGCTGCATTAATGCTTCAAAAGCCAGAGGAAATAAACAACTTCCTTACCTATACTTATGGTATGGATGATGATCGTTTTCCTCTTACTTTCTTAACAGAAGGTCAAGGAGCTGCTGGTGTTCGTGATATTTCTACTGTTGAATGGACTTGGAAGACTATGGGTCGTATGAAAACTAATGACTATGTTGTTTGGTTTAATATGGCAGATACTATTCCGGGTATTGGTGGTAAAACTATTGAAGTTGAATTTGCTACTGGTCTATTCATTGAACAGTTCGGTCTTATGTCTCCTGATGGAACAACTGTTCGTATTATGCGTGATCTAGGTCCTGGAACTCATGGTGGACATAAGTATGCTCTTCGTATTAAGAATCCCGATAAGTCAGCTTATGTAGATCCAGAGAACTTCGAGAAAGGTAAGTACTGGTGTATGTTGTCTCCAAGTATTCCGGAATCTTATTCTAAAGGTAATAAGAGTAATGTTATGGGACCGGGTATGATGAAGTCTCAACTTGGTTTCAAACGTTATACTAAAGAAATTGCTGGTAACATTAGTAATGTTATTGTTAACTATGCATTTAAAACTCGTGGTGGCGGAACTGATACTCGTTGGATTAACGAAGAGATGAGACAGTTCGATGTACAGATGCGTATCTCTAATGAGATTGATATTTGGACATCTAAATACAATCGTACTCCTAACGGTACTATTGATATGAAAGACTGGGATAATGATCAGCCGATTCCCGAAACTGCTGGTATGTTTGAAATCCTCGAAGAATCTAACTATGATACTTACGGCGAATACTTGCCGTTATCTAAGTTGAAACGTACTGTTGGTGACGTTCTCGACAAAGATACTGATACAGGTGCTATGCAAATTACTCTGTTTGCTGGTCGTGGGGGTCTTGAAGATTTCGATGAATCAATGAGAGGCGAAGTTAAATCAGAAGGATTCATTACTCCGCTTGGAGATAAGATGATCGGTGAAGAAGGTGGTGGTCTTACTTATGGTAAGTACTTCCGTAAATATAAGACTATTGACGGACATACTATCACTGCTGTTCATCTTCCGTTCTTGGATAAATCTCCGATTGCAGAACTTGACCGTGCTAACGGTAACATTCATCCTCGTACTGGTTTGCCAATGTGTTCACATCAGTTGATGTTCATTGACAACTCTACTTACAATGGAGAACGTAATATCCGTATGGTTCGTATGAAAGGTCAGTCTTATCTTGTAGGTGTTCTTAAAGGTCTTACTCCGATTCCTCCATCTTGGGGTGCTGTTCCTGATAGAGCAATTGCTACTGAGATTGATAAGTCTACTTACGAAGTTAAGATGTCTCGCGGTCTGCAAGTTAATCGTGCTGAGAAGATGTTTATTCTTCGTTGCTCATTGTAACATTTAAACTTATATTATAATGGAAGGAAAAATAGAAAAAGGGATTAATATAGCAGGTATTGCTAGTAATGGTGTTAATACTGCCGTTACTAATCCTGCTCCCAAAGCTCCTACTAAATCCGATAAGGAAAAGACTTTGAAAGAAACCTATACAGAAGCTCTTAAAGAGAAAGATGGTTTAGATAAAGAATTCAAAGAAGTAAGAAAGATTAAAATTGGTCTTACTGCCGATATTACAGTTGGTTCTGTTTATAGACAAATCAACAGACAATACATTCAAGATCGTCATGATAGTATCGGTGGAAGTATCAATTCGGCTAGAATGCTTGCTAGTAATGCAGAAGAAATGGCTGCTTACATGCCTGCTATCGTTGGTTGCTCCGCTAACGATACTAAGTTCCAAGAACGAGTTTCTCGTTGGTTTCAGAATATCTCTATTCCAGTTCCTATGGACGGTTACGAATTTAATTGTGATTTCCGTTGGAGAAGAAAGGAAGATTATCTGAAATACGCAATTAAAGAACAGACTATTATTGAAGCATACGAAAACGCTGATAAGTCTACTGCTAAGTTGCTGAAAGAAGCTATCAATAACTATGTTATTGAGCTTAATGCTTTAGAGTCTACTCGTTATCAATATGGACGTCCCGATAACATTGAACATTACATTGCATTCCGTCACTGTTTGTTCTATTCGGATGTAGCAAAAGATACACAGGTTATTCATTTTAATCCTCGTGTTCGTTTCTATATTCGTGATGAACAGAGAGAACAGAATAGAGCTAAACGTCTTCGCATTCAATCTAATAAAGCTCGTAGAAATTATCTCGATCTTCTCGATGATGCAGAAAAGTTCAAAGCAATGTTTGTTTGTTATTGTGCTTCTACTGGAACAGATGTTATCACAAGTCTTAATCTTGATGAAAGTATTAAGGAAAAGATGCTTGATGATTACGCTATTCGTGAGCCGGAGAAATTCAACAAAATGTTTAACAACAATAACCTTACTACTCAAGCTCTTATCGAAGAACTTATTGCTAAAGGTGAACTTGTTCGTTCTGAGGTTAATCAAACGATACTTACTCCCGAAGCAGCATTCATTGGTTCTAACATGAAAGAAGCAATTGCTTATTTCAATAATCCGGAGAATGCTCAGTTCCGTAAAGGTTTGGAAATTAAGGTTCAATTATAACTATTGTTATGAAGATTACAGAGATACATGATCGGTTCGTGCTACTTGCACAACAAATGGGAATGAAAACTGTTCGGGCAATACTTCCTGAACAAATTGATGAACTGATTAATACTGAAAGTATTAATTATGTTAGAGATATATTCTCTCGTAAAGGTAATCGCGAACTCGATGGTATCTCTGATAATGTTATAAGACTTAACGAACTTGATCCTTTGTTAGTTAATCGTCCTATTGTTAGTCCTAGAAAAACAGATATTACTTTTGGTAAAGGTTATCGAATCAATACTACTGTGTTTATTCCACAGATAATGTATTTGATATCTGTTAGCTCCCTTACGGGGGATGTACTAGCAAAATGTCGAT